GGAAATTGACCGAGCTAATACCCTTGCCGAAGATACACGGAAAAAAGAGGTCACGGCGGTTTACCGGGAAGAGGCTGTCGCCATGCGCGAATACTTAAAGGAGTACGGCTCTTACCAGCAGCAGAAGCTGGCCATCGCCGAGGAGTATGCCGAGAAGATTCGCCGGGCACAATCGGAGGGCGAACGGCTCTCGCTCGAAAAAGAACGGGACTCGGCCGTCAACCGGCTGGAACTGTCGGCTATCCGGCAGCAAATCGACTGGGGAAACGTATTCGGCCATTTCGGGGTGATGTTCCGCGAACAGGTGCAGCCGACTATCGACCGCCTGAAAACGATCGCTCGAAGCCCGGAGTTCCAATCCTCCGCCGGCGTCGACGAGATGGAAGCCCTGTATGGCTTGATTTCCACCCTGCAACAGTCGGAGACGATGTGGAACGGGGAGATTTTCCGGCAAATCAACGACGACCTCGTCTCTTATCAAAACGCCATGCGGGGCTACATGGCCGCGCAGCAGCGAGAAATCGAGGCGACCGAAGAGCTGGCCCGTGCCAAGCAAACGCTGAAAGAGGCCGAGGGAAGCGGTGACGCCCGCAGCATAGAGGCAGCCGAGCTCTACGTGGGAGAGGCCTCGAAGAATCTCGACAAGGCATCGCAGGACGTGCAGATGTTCGGGACGCAGGTGCAGAGCACCACTACCAGCCTCCGGGAGTCCTCGGAACAGGCAGCCGGTATGTTCCGCAACCTCGAATCGGGGCTGAGAAACCTTTCGTCGGGGAACCTGAAAGGAATAGGACAAGGCGTCATGCAACTCGACAAGCTGTTTAACGGCGGGAAGCTGACCGAAAAACTTGGCGGCTCCCTCGCGGAGGGTTTCGAGAAAATCTTCGGGGACAGCAGCGTCACCCAAGCCCTCGCGGAAGGCTTGGGCAATTCGGGATTGGCCGGCTCCATTATTTCCGCCATACTCTCCATCTTGGACGAATTGGCGACGGAGGGTATCGGGGGTATCGTCGCGGGGTTGACAGACACCGTGCTCGGCGCCGTCAGTGGCATTATCGACAATATCTTTTCGTTGGAGTTTTTCCAACAAATCGGCGAGTCCCTGTTGAAAGGGGCGGCCAATATCCTCGACGCGCTATCGTTCGGGGGCTTGGGCAAACTGGTGGGGAACGGGGACAGCGACCCCCATTTGGAGGAGGACATGGAGCGCCTGAGTTTGACGAACGAAGCCTTGATCGCCGCCATCGAGTCGTTGACCGATGAGATAAAGGGCTCCTCCGGCCAACAAGCCACGGAGCTCTATGAAAAGCAGATGGCCCGTCTGGACGAGGCGGAAGCCCATACGCGGGAACAAATGCAGCGGAGCGCTTCCGCTTACAGCAACGGGCTTTGGGGCATAGGCGGCAAAAAGTCCTCCAACAAAAAAATAGACGATGCCATGAGCGGTAACGAATGGCAGCGTATCAGCG